TCTGACAATCGGCTAGCCATCCCTGAGATATAATCAAGATCAGCTGTCATTGATATGTCTGAAGATTCTATCCCAAATGCTCTGCTGACAGTTGACATTGTTCTTGAGTTGGTGAACTTCCTACTAAACTTGTCCACAACCCCAGTGATGGATTCTCCATAAAGATCATGTGCAATCTTAGCGTAGTTTGGAGTCATGGTTGACAAGAGGTGAATCAGCTGCTCTTCATCGTCCTGGCATGACATTTCGAGAAGTTCCCTGATTTCTGGATTCCGAGTCTTGTCGAGCAACCTGCTCTTGATGGCTGTAGCGACAGCAGTAGATGGTGACAGACTCGTCTGTATCGGAGCAGAGAACGGATCCAAGATGAGTTTCTTAGGGGAGGGATTCTTGCTGTAAGGCTGTCCTGACTGGAAGTATCCAATAATCCTGCTGATAGATTGGTTTGACTCAAGATACATGAGCCATGTGTTGGCAGACTCAAGAGGATCAGGGATCCCCCTATTGTTGTACTCAAAGAGTGATGTTGTTGAGAAAAAGCCCAGTGGTCCTGGAAGAACAGTGACCAGGTTGATGAGTCTGTCTCGTTGCTCTGAGTTTAGATACTTCCACTCGAAAAGTTTTCCAATGGTCTTACCGTGCAAGAGGGACTTGACCATTTCCTCATTGAGTGTCATCGCAGTCACAATGTGCTGCAACCAGTAGGATGACCATGGTTCAAGAGATCTATCTGTTGCTGCTAATCCTCCACTACCTATGCTGGACACATAATTGAGGGTTGATGGACTGTCCTGTGTCACGGTTGGGAAAATTCTACAGAGGTATTTTCCTGATGTTGATAGTACGCGCCCATCAACCCACATCTCCTTGCTGTACGAGACAAATGAGGTGGATGCACTGCATTCCTCTGCTTTAATCTCGTGACCATAAACAGGGGCCCCCTTCTCGAGTGCTGTCATGACCTTCTTGGTCTTCGACTGGACTATCTTCCGGATATGTGTGTCTGAGTCATCGTCATGGAAATGGAAATACAATGATATAACCTGATTGTCCCCTTGCCCTGTTAGTGAGAACTCAACCCCTAAATGCCATATCAGTCGATGGACCAGTGCAATTGTACCAAATGTCCATGCCTTTTGAGCTATGCCTTCGCATCCTCCTGTATGGTTCTTCCAGACTGTAGGTCCTTCCGGAGGGTCTAATCGGTTGGACCTAGTCAAGCCATGTGGAACCAACTCTGGAACTTTGACATTGAACAGAGATGATTCAAAGAACTCATGAATGTAGGTGAAGTAACCTCTTGTACCAAACATTTGATCAATGCGAGCCCCAATAGGCGTGTATGTCTGTGGCCTCCAGTGTGTGTTCCAGGCTGAGAAGTCAATCTCAATATGTGAGGTTACATTTTTTCCCCG